CCGTCGGGTATTTTGCCTGTCGGTCGTGAGACCTACCGGGCAGGGTCGATGTGCCCAGCCGTGGAGTTGTGTGGCAAACAGTCAAAAAAAACTGACCATCCGCAAGCCGCATCGCTCCTCGTATCCGCGACCCCGCGCACCCCGCGACACGCAGACAGAGCGAGCGGCGAATTATTCCAATTCGAGCTGCGGGACCCGCAATTCGCGCCATTGTCCCAATTGCCGCCAAAAAGCGCACGGGAGGCACACCCACCAAAAGTATAAACCGTAGAGTAAAAAAACCGCCGACCGATTAGCGGCCTCCGGCCAACGGCTCCGCGACCCCGCGCACCCCGCGAGCCGCAGCCAGAGCGAGCGGCGAAGCACTCCAAGCCGAGCCGCGGGACCCGCAAGACGCGCCATAGGCCCAAGCGCCGCCGAAAAGCGCACGGTTCGGGGCTAGATAATGCTGACCAGCAACGCCCGTGTCATTTCCGTCGTAGGCATTTTCCCATGACGTAGTGCCACCGGCTCCCGCCTCGATCCCCCATTGCCAGAGCGCACCGCAGCAGTCCTCAGCCCCGTGGTTGGAGATCATCCTCCGGCCTGTCGTGTCCACATGCCCCCCGGTCGTGACCGGGTCTGCGGACTCAACAATATTGGTACCCTGGTTGGAGCCCAGAGATAGGGACACAAACTCGCCTTGAAAGGGCATCCTGTTGCCGATGCGCCGGAGCCATTGGTCAAATTTATACCAATGGAACGTCTCTGGGCTGGCTCCGTCTGCGGTTACTCCGTTATACACAGAGACGAGTTCCCCGCCCGACACGCTGGCAAGGTATATCATGGCCCATATCCCGGAATCCGGGTCGTAAAACCGGCCCTCAACAGGGCCATGTGGACGATGGTTCAGGCACCAGACCGAGCGCGGCAGTACATCTCCGGCAACAAAGCCGGAAAGATCGTGACCAGCTATCGTCCCAACTCCAAGACAGAGAGTATGATACCCACCGATCTTGCGTGAGTTGTCCGCGTTATATCCCGACGGGTAGGTAGCGTTTGCAGATTCCTTGATGGTCGCATCCAGACCGTCTGCCGTACAAAGATACACGTAATAATCCTTGCCCGGCTCAAGGGCGCCTGTGTCAAGTTTGGAGCCTGCCACCCATGTGATATCGGCATCTGTCTCAAACAGGCTGTAGTCAGTCCCGTTGTACAGAATTGCGAACTGGGTGTTTTTTACCAGTACCATGTTTTCCCCGTCCGTACATGTCAGATACGGAGAGGACAACGCGCGCATGTCAGGCGCCAGGCGGGAGATCGGTTTAATTGCCATTGATGATACCCTCCACTTCTGCAACGTCGGTAAAGCCCAGCCGGTAGATGCGCGAGTTTGGATCTTCAACCAACTCCTGCTGAATATATCTCACGGTATCAGTCATCTCGTCCCGCATGGTATACACCCGGTGGGTCGCATCGGTTATCCCGTCCGCCTCGGACGCCACCTGCCCGGTCGGTCGCCAATAGTTGAGTTCCTTGGGATCGATGATCCCCTGGAGAAAGGCTTTAACCTCGTCCGGACAATCAGGCAGCAGGTTCATGATATCCGCCTTGGTGTTGATGTATTTTGGAAAACCTCTCATTTACGCGATACCTCCGATAGTAAAATCATTGTAATACGCCTCAACCAGATCCTGAGCATCCTCGGCCTTGCCTTGAGCGATGATCGCTGCATCCCGCGCCCCCTCACTCGCAAGCTGGGCCGCTTCTGCAAAACCCTGGGCCTCTTCGGCCAGCCCTTGCGCGTCTTCGGCATGACCCTTTGCGATCACCGCCGCATCCTTGGCCGCAACCGCCAGATCCACCTGGGTGCCACCCTCTGTGGTGACCCGGCCCACCTGGGTATCCCCCTCGGCGGTCACACGCGCATCCTGGGTATCCCCTTCAGCAGACACACGCGCCACCTGGGCATCGCCCTGGGAGGTAACCGCTGCCGTCTCCGTGTCGCCCTGCGAAGCGACCCGCGCCACCTGGGTGTTTCCGGCAAGAGTCACCCCGTCAAGAATGTCCTGGGCATCGTTTCTGGCCTGTTCGCTGCCACTCTGTGCCTCTTCGGCCAGCCTTTGCGCGTCTTCGGCCAGACCCTGGGCCGTTTCTGCCAGCCCCTGGGCGGCCTCTGCACCGGACCGGGCAGCTATCGCACCGGTTTTTGCCTCGGTCGCCAAAGCCACCTGGGACGACCCCTCTGTGGCCACACGAACCACTTGCGTGTCACCCTCTGTGGTCACCCGAACCGACTGCTCATACCCCTTGTCAACAATCCGGCTCACCTGGGTATCGCCCTCGGCGATCACGGACGTGATCAGGATCGTTCCGGCCCCGCGCAGGTCGTACCGGTCCAGATCGCAGATCTCTTCGAGATTGCAGTTTGAATTGGGTACGACCGCGTACATGCGCACGGTCTTTGTCGGGGTGATGATCTTGAACAGATATTCCGAGCCCTCGGAGCCGAGCTCGTTGGGAAAAACGTCGAGCACGGCGGTGCCTGTCGCGTCCGTGTCCGCCTCGGACTGTCGGGGAACAATATAGCCGTTGTACCGCTCAATGGTCTGTAGCTTGGCCAGTATCTTGGCCCCGGAAACAGGCTCTCCGGCCTGGTCCTTGACCCGTGCGGTAACGGAAACGGTAGGTATGTCTGCCATGGGATATCCTTACAAAAAAAAATCAGACGAACCGGACGGGCCGGACGCTGAGGGTTGCTGTCTGTCGGCCCGAACGGACCGTATCGATCTTTGCCCGGGCCACGCCGGAACAAAACTGCGCATAGTGAAACGAGGCCGACTGAGGATTCCCCCATGTTTTGGTGGGATTGGTCTGTAGCCGATACAGCGCGCCATGGGCCACGGTGTCGGAGTAGTTGGAAACGATCCAGTCGGGGAGCTCTGCGGCCTGGCGCGTGGGCCGAAGCGCCACCGTCACCTGACCCGTGCATTGTCGGCTGGTCGGCGCGGCAAGCTGGACGGTCAGCCCGTCCAGAGAGACGGACGCATCCCGACCCAGAACCAGCTTCTGGCCGTCAACCGTACAGGCGATCAAACGGGATATTTCCGAATGGGCAGGAATGTCGTCGATATCCATCTCCTCGGCCCCCTCGAAAAGGAGGGTCGAATCGGACATGTGTCGCCACACCAGCGACTGGTTGCACAGCTCGCGGCAGGCCCACACAATGGCCGTCAGCATGACTTGCTTTGGCGCGTCGGATACCTCGATGCGCACCTCGGGCAAAAAATCGGCATAGATGGCCATTACGCACCCACCCCCTTGACCTGTACCGGAAAGAACAGGTCGGCTTTCAGTTTAACGCCCAGGGATTGATAAAAGGCCGTGGCGCAATGCTGGGCCCGCGCGTAATTTGCGTCCGAATTGTCGCCCGCGTAGATCAGATAGAGCATCCACTGCTGCACGGGTCCGGCAAAGGTGTCCGGAATGGGCAGGGGATCTGACGGAGAGACAATGATGTCCGGCTCCGAGGAGTAGGTGACCTCCACGTATGTCCGCTCGGACAACGAGGGGGAGACATAGTAAACCTGCGGATTGAGCAGCTTGTCATAGGCGTAGTTGTCCACCTCTGTCCCGGTGATGTTCCAGTCGTAGGCGCCCATGGCCTCACGTGTGACCTTGAAGCACGGCTCGCCGGGCACGGTCCCGTCAGCTCCCATGTTCTGGATCACCTCAAGCAGGGACAGGGCGTTTTTCGACGCCGCGTGCACAACCACGGAAGGAATGGTCTGCCTGGACCCGATTTCGAGCTGGATGGCCTCGGTTACTGCCGTGGCATCGGGCCGGTTCTGGACGATCTCGCGCAGGGCGGCATTGGCCAGATCCACCAGCGTGATCCCGCCCTCTGACGACTCCCACGGCCACCGTCTGGCCTCGCCGACATCCTGAAGCTGGCCGGAAAGCAGGGTAAAAATATCAGAGACGAGCATAACGATTCCTGTTCATAAAAAAGGCCGGACCGTTAAAACAGCCCGGCCTGTAGGGTTTACGTTGCGGAAACCGCACTTCCAAGGGCGATCTGCAACCAGTTCGTCCCGTTGCTGTATGCCAGACATGGCGAGCCCGCAGCTCCATCGGAGCAAACCACCAACATACCCTCGTTTGCGGTCGCATCGGGAAGCTCTGCGACAGCAGCCGAGGGAAGAGTGATTGCACCGGTCACGTCACCAGTTACGTCCCCGGTTACATCGCCGGTTACATTTCCAGTCACATCACCGGTTACATCGCCGGTTATATCACCGGAAATTCCGCTGGAAACGGTCAATTCCCGTATTCTCACAACCCCAAGGTCGCAGTCTTCTCTCCAAGCCATATTCCACCTCTTGTTAAAAGGGGGCATTATAGCCCCCTGTTGTAATTAAGCAGCGTAGCAGTACAGATCCAGCATGGACACCGGCTTGATAACCTCGTAGCCGAACACCTGGAGTCCCCGCATGAGCTGACCGAAGTCATGGGGGTTGGGGAGGATTTCGTTCTTCACAAGCTGAGAGGCAAACGTCAGCGCGCTCTTGTGCCCCATCAGGACGTGGAAAGCCTCATTTTCCCCGTCGGTAGTATGTGCAACGTTATTGGACGAATACAGCGTCCACCTGTCGATCATGCCGAGCCGACCGTTGCGAAGAACGGACTTACTGTCTCCGGTCAAAGAAGCATCCTTGAGATCGGAAGTCTTGATCCGAGAAGCCATCCAAGCGGGGATAACCGCCCACCTGTCAGTCTCGGGAACATTCTGTTCGTCAAGCACCTGTCCAGCCTGCACCAACACGTCGATGACGTTGCTCTTGGTAACTTCAACGGGCGAACCGGTAGTACCGAGATTGATCCCGGAAGAGATCTTTCCAGCTGTAGTACCCGCATTGCTTGCATCAACATCACCATAGATGTCGTTCAAGATTTTATAGTCAATCTTGACCTTCATCTGTTCTGCTGCATCCTGCCCCCAGGCATCCATGAAGTTGATATCGGACTGCTTCTTGTCAACATCAGAGATATTGACGTTGTAGTAATACCCCTTGTCGATAAGCAGTTCTACGTTATCAGATTCAGGGTTCTGCACATCAAGGCTCATTCCCTTCTGGTACTCGGATATAACGATGTCCGGTACTGTGCGGATATACACCTTATCGCCATACTCGGAGATTTCACCTTCATAATCCGTGTTGGCGATCTGTGCAAAGACTGTTGCCTTGTAAAACTTTTCAAGGAGCTTGCCGCTCCAAATTTCAGGGATATAGGTTCCGCTCAAAGAGGGAACGCCCAGTGCTACGGGAAATGCCATTATGTCATCCTCCGGGCGAGATTCGCCCTATAAATCGTTATTGCGAGGAAGATAATGGCGGGGTTTTGTTATTGAGTTATTCTCCCCTCATTTGCCGCAAGAGAAATGTCTCTCGATACTGCACCCGCCTCTTCCTCGGAAGTGATCATCTTTCCTTTGAACGAGAATCCGGGCGGGAAATGACTTTTCGCAGACTTATTGAAGAAATCCGCAATATCCCCACGGCTGTATGTTGCCTGCTGAGGTACATTCCCGTTCGGGTTCGACACGGAGCGGGAGGGGGCAACCTGAGACTCTACGGGAGGACGCTTCTTTGTGGGCTTTTGCTTGCCGGGCCATGCCTCGAAAATGCTTGCAACACGCTCTACATCCAGCGCGTTCTGTGCAGATTCAAGGATCGACTGCCGTGACCATCCGGAAACCGGGTCAACCTCGCCAAGCCACTCAAGGAACGAGGGGTCAGCGTTTTGGTCTTTCCAGTCAGGAATTTTTTGCTCAAGCTTGGACCAAAAAGACTCCTGTTTGGTCTGGTTCTGGCCCTGGACGACATCGCCCATAGCCTCTTTGAGCCTGGCAATCTCAGCCTTTTGCGCCTGATACGCCCTTGCAAGCTGCGAAAACTCTTCACCGTATTCGTCAAAAGCATCCGGGTTGAGGTCGGACTGTTCCGGTGTCTCTTTCTCCTGCTGCTTCGACTGCAACTGCTGGTTCATCGCCTGGACTTGCTCGCGCATCTGCCGCAATTCAGCATGAAGCCTTGGTACCTCGTGGTCATATTTGCCCTTCAAGGTGTTGTATCTGTCCTTCCATTCGTCTCTTGGTGCTTCCGGTTCGGGCTTTGATTCGGGAGTCTCTTTTGGCTCGTCAGACGTATCTTTCGGGGCCTCTTCGTGGGTATCCATCTTGTTCTTGTCTGATAGCTCTTTAGAGATTTTTTCTGCCCTATCCACTTGCCTCTGAACCGCCTCTGGTAATCCGCTCATACAACCTCCTTGGGTCCAATTTCAGTTTCCATGACGGGCTGAAACGGGTGTCCAACGGTCTAAAAGTTTACTGCTACCCCCGCCGCACAATGTCTGACGAGGAATCCCAATCCAACAAAATTTCTCGAAGCGCCTGAACACGGCCCTGAAGGTGTCGTGTCGCAACTTCACTATGTTCACCGATCAGCTTTTCCATCTCCCGGTGCATGTTCCGCTCTATCCAACTACGAACCTCCTGCCCGGAAAAGGTCTCTCCGACCGAGTGCAACGCTTTGAAATCTTTCTTTACTGTGTCCATGCTCACTTAGTGCTTGACTGTTGACAAACCAATGGGCATGATTGAGATCATAGGGGTGTGGTGTGCCGATTTTGGGAAAGAAAAAACTAAACCGCTTGATCCCCGTTCACCGCGCCTGCCGGATTGATCTCCCTGCCCTGGGGCATCGCCTGCTGTTGTGGCTGCATCATGGCCTGCGATTGCTGCATACGATTACGCTGCAACATCTCTGTTTCAGTCGGGACAACATCGTGGATGTCCAACCCGTCGAATACCTGCCTGAGCAGTGAGGCGAACCCATCAACTCCGACCACCTGCATCACCAATGGATTCATGACCACCTGCAAGGCTTCATTTCGCCTAACAGCCTGCTGCTCCCTGGCAATCAGTGAGCTGGACCCCCTGGCAAAAACCCTGATGTCTCCGGCATAGCCATTAAGTTCTTCCGGCCGGTAAAGCTGTAGCCACTCCACAAGGGACTGGATGGACTTGCGAACAATGCCGAAATCGATGTTCCTGACCACCCGCTTAATCCCTCTCGTTGCGTTATTCATCATCATCGAGAAGCCGGTAGCCGTAGAGAGCGCACCCGTGGACCCATTATTCGATCCATAAGCGTATTTGGGGATGCCACTCTTGGTGTCTGCTTCGGAGCTGAAAAATTCGTAAACCTTGAGCAATTCGGAGATGAAGGGATTCGGCTGGAAAAACCATACCGGGGGCGTAGAGCCAGCACCGGAAGCAGCCCCGCCTCTCGATCTGTCTACCTGCCATATTTTCCATGGATACAACGCGGTAATATCCTCGCCTGCCGGAAGCTGACTCACGTCAACCCCAACCTGTGGACCCGAGGCGATAGCCATATTGTTGACCAGATTGCGTGCAGAAGCGTTGCACGCCTGCTGGCTGTCCTTGATTATCTCCGGGAGCCCAAGGCCCCAAAAAGACCCCTTTCTGTCCCTAAAACTGGCTTTGTAGTACGGCTTCTTCCCGAGAGGATCTGGGTTGAACGTACACTTGACGACCCACCTGCCTATGAGCCATATTTCTACGGCGTAATCCTTGACAGGATCAGGGATCAGTTCAGGGTCCATGCCGTATTCCAGGAGCTTCAGGCCCTGCACGTTACCCCAGAATTGCAGAGCGTCCAACTTCTTGTCAGGGGAAATGTCCTTGCGGTACTTGCCTTCGAGGTGATCACGAGACGTCCCGTTCGTGTCGAAAATCCAGTCAGACAGCCCTCCCTGCCCATGCTCGCGGAGAACCTCGTTGATTGCATCGGAATCATACCCGTCAACGTCGATCAGGCCCTGCAAATCGCTTCTGGATAGCGTGTGCCGCTCGATCAGGTATCCATCGTTGACGTCTGACGCATTGGGCGCAGGATAGATGTCCCAGGGACTAGGAGCGTCCCACGTAATAACAAGTTTGTCCTGCGTCTCTGCTTCACTACCGTTCCAGACCATGACAGGCTTTCTGCGTATAACAGGGCCCTTCATAAACCCGGCAGGATACCGCACAATGTCAGAAATGGAGTCCTTAAGGGATTGTTCCCACCCGGATTCCTCCACCTTGTCCTGAATGGTTGTTTCCAGCTTGGAGATTTCTTCCTTGGCCTTCTTCCTGATTTCTTCCTGAAACCCTGCTTTGACCTCTTCAGCCCGTTGCTGCATGAGCTGTTCGAGCATTTGCATGGCCGTTTCCATGTCCGGAACCTGGCCTGCATGGACCAGCGAGACAACTTCTCGCCGGGCCTGCTCCACCGCTTCCTGTTTGGCCCTTTGTTCGAGTTCCTGCTTGACTTGCGGGGGGAGATCCGGCTCCGGGGAATCGTCGATTCCAAACGCATACTCGTCAGCGGGCAATAGAATCTCTTCCAGCCACGCCTCGGCCATGGTGCACTTTTCGTCAGTGAGCATCATGAAAACGGTTGTCCCGCCCTGTTTCTTGATCTGCTCCAGGGTTATAGGGTCGTACTCACCGTTACATGCCCTCAAGCACTCAAGGAACCGCATCTCGATCTCTTGCCGGGCATCCCTTGCAGCATCCCAGGCAGACCGGACATACGCGGCCAGACCGAGGATCACCGGCTGATTCTGCATCTCGTCAGCCCGCCTTTTCGCTTCCTCGCGTTCCGTGCGCTCCATCTCTGCGCTCGATATAACCCTCAATCCGACTCCCGGCATGACTCTTCCTTTTGTAAA